TGAAGCTAGACCACCGTCTTCCCCGCGCTCCACCAGGGCACGAGCGTAAGCATTCTGAGCCACCAGCACATCTGGCACCAGCACAGAAGTGCCATCAGAAGTAAGTTGAGCCTGCGGAACAGTCAAGGCAAACTGAATTGTGTACACATTGTCCGGACGCGCATAGAGAACAACTTTAGTGTCTCCGTTGTTGTCCACGCCATCAAAACAGTATTGACTTGGAATGCCAGAGATGGGCGTGGTGAAATTTTGGAGCCTATTCATCTCTACAAAGCCAATGTTCGTAAAGCCTACGTTGGCCGTACTGTTGATGGCATCCATGACCTGAAACTTCTGCCCTGCGCCGGTCATTGAGTAGATGTACGTCGCCGGAGTTGTGTTGAACGTCAAGGTTGTGCCCAGCACGTTCCACGCATACGCATCCTCAATCTGACGCTTGGCATCGTTGACAAACTTGCCAATCAGCGTAGAGTAGGTCGTTTCCGTTACGGTTGAAACTTGTGTTTCCCGTAAACGAATCAAGACATCATTGACAAGTTCAAGGTAGGTCATTGTCGTGTCAATCCTGTTTCTTCAAAAGTTGCAATGAAGCTAAATGAGCTACCAGACTCAGTAGTAATCTTGATAGAGTCTCCCTCTTCAAGAACGATGTACGCATTACCGTCAAACTGCAAATAGTTTTTTGCAGACAATGTGTACCCAGTCAAGATGTCATAGGTAGCACTTGCGCTAGAGTCAATCCACTGGACAGTAATGTGCTTAGTAGATCCACCTGTGTTGTGGATGTACATGACAGTGAACTTAGCGTAGTAACCAGTCGGCACCGTATAGACCGTGGTCAGAACCGCAGCCGTAGGATTTACACCAACTGAAACAGGCCTCACTTTTTATTCCTCTCCGAGATCGCCTTAGCTTTCGATCTTGCATCTGCTTTGGACGATGCGCCCCAGGCTCGGAGGGATAACAGAAGGCGAGTGGGTTCGCCATTCTTATACTCAGGCCCGGGCATATTGCCCATACGCGCTAGAAAGGAGGCCCGTCTAGGGTTGTCGCCTGATTTGACGGGAGCCTTTAGATTCCCGCCAGTTGCTTGATTATAAGACTCTCTACCCTTGGCATTCAAGCCGCCTTTAGGGTTTTGACCGGCTTTTCTTTGCCAAGCAGCAGTTTTCATTTCTTCCTCGCGGCTCTCATGTTATCTACGAGGTTTGGATACGGCCTGCCAGCCTCTTTAGCCATCTTTTTAGTTACAGCCTTCTTTGCTGGACTAAGAGGCTTAGGAGCGCCCAAGTACTTAGGACGTTTCTTGTCCCAAACCTCTTTCACTTCTTTTTCCGGGCTTTCCCGGCCTCAGATAGGGCAATTGCCACTGCCTGTTTAGGACTCTTTACAACAGGACCACCTTTGCCGGAGTGCAGCGTACCAGACTTGTACTCCCGCATGACCTTGCTGATTTTCTTCTCGGCTTTGGTCTTTTTCATTTTTTGCCCCGAGTCATCTTGTTGGTCATCGCACGCTGACCACGCTTAGGCAGTGGTTTTGGCTTACCAACGGCAACCATGATTGCCACAGGCATACCCATCTTCTTTCCAGGCTTCTTTTCCATCTTAGGTGCTTTACCGTACATGATTAATCCTTTTTGATAGGCCCGCCAGACTTCCAAGCATCACAAGTGCGGGCCGCTGCACAAGTGAAGTGAAACAGGTCGCAATAACCCAAATCTGCCGCCTTGACAAACTTCTTGTCATAGGACATCTCATCCTCATTCTCGTATTCAGCCTCGTCTTCAGTCTCGTCCTCAACCTCGTTTTCGATCTCGTCTTCCTCTTCGTACTCATTCTGGTCGTTTTCCAAGCCCTTAATGATGCATTCCATCATCTTTGGAGTTTGGATAAAAGCCGCACAATTACCACACAGCATCCCTTTGATCGCGTCAGTAGGAGCGTTGTACATCTTGGCCTTTTTCAGCCAGAAAACCTCGTTAGGCTCATTGGGATTTGGAGGCCCATAACCATACTCCTTAAAAGCATGGTTGCGATTCTTGAGGTTGATGTGAATATCCTGTGTCGCAATCGGACAGGTATATTCAGAGAACAATCCTTCAGGCATTTGCATTACCTTTTGGCTTTGGCGGTCGCCCAGGCTTCTTCGCTGGAGAAGTCATGGGAAGCGGACGCTCTTCTTCCTCTTTAGGTTCCAGCTCATCAATACGGATGTAGCCAGAATGACCCTTCATTGACTCGATGTCGTGAGTGTACGTGAATGACACGGTATTGCCACTAGCCAAACAGCGAAAAGTTGCCATGTTTTACCCGTAAATAGGGATGTAGCCATCAGCACTCACAAGCCATGCTTTGGTTGCTGCGGCATCTTCATAAACTGGGATGTAGTCAATCCAGGCTTTCTTGCCAGTGGTTGACACAAGAATGTCCGCGTCGATATTTCCACTATAGGAATTGAGAATTCCAGGAGAAGCGGCAGTTTTGACGGGAATGTAATCAGACCAGCGTGTCAGCCCAGTCAGGCTAGACAGCTTGAAAACAACCATTTTCCCGTTGTTTGAGGGAAACGTTTGAGGAACCATTTACGCCTCCAATGAGAAACAGGGGGCTTGTGGCCCCCCGTCCTTTACACCATCCGACCGATAACCAGTCGCATCGTCGTAGATGCCACGTTCACAGCGCCACCAGTAGGGTTGTAGGTAACGATAGTCACCGTGTTAGCAGCAGAAACGTAAGCCCGGCGAACCAGACCAGCCTCGCTAACACCAATAGACATACCAACTACCATATCGCCCAAAGCAGCACCAGGAACAGTCACGGTATCAGTATCGGTAGCGCCAGCATCAACACTTGCGCTATCCAGAGTACAAGATACGGCCCAGGTATCCGAGAACAAGCCCCGGAATTGGTCATTCCCGCGACGGGATACAACAGCGGTTGCAGCAGCCATTTCAATCTCCTATAGAAAAAGATCCCTCCCCCGAAGGGGAGGGGACAACTGCATTAGGCCGGAACTGCCAGAGCAAACGCAGCAGAAGCATCAGCAGCAGTGCCGGTAGCATTGGTACGCAGAGCCTTCACACCGTAGATCGTGTCAGCGGTGAACAGGGTGCCCAGGTACTCTTGCTTGTACTGAGTCTGCGAACGGATGCCCAGTTGCTCAACCAGCACCATCGCGTCACGATGACCCATCAGGCAGATACGGTCAGCGCCGCTGTTGCCAGCGCCAGTGTCGGCGTTGGACGAAGCGAACACAGCCATACCATACAACTGACCGATCTCACCATTGCGGATAGCATCGCCGTTGCCAACAAATGCCTGCTCGGTGTAACGGGCCAGACCCATCAGGGTATTGCGGCTCGACGGGGGGATCAGGAAGAAACGGCCATCCATAGGGATGTCGTTGTCGTCCAGACGTTGGATCGTGCGACGGATAGCAGCATCGGTCAGGGCAGCGGCGTTGGAACTCGTGCTGTTGTAAGCAGTCGTGCCATCAGAGCCGACAAAGGCCTTTGTCGAGGTGTTGCTGGTAGCGTAGTCGTTCGTGCCCACGGTTGCGCCGTTGAAAGCGCGGCCAAGCTGAACGAGGTCGGTGTCGATGCGACGAGCCAGGGCGTAACCAGCGTCTTCCGTGTAGAAAGAACGCAGGCTGGTCAGGGCTTGCACTTCAACGATGTCCTCGATCAAGCGGCTGTACTCAAAGTGCTTGTTAATAAGCACTTGAATGTTGGTGTTGCTCTCTGCAATCAGAGTAACAGCATCAGTCGCGATTTTGGCGTTGGCGGTGCCACGAGCGGGCGACGGGATGTTAACGGTATCGCCCTTCTTGCCTTTGAAGGACATACGCTTGACTACGTTAGCCAGAACGAGGTTCTTCTTAAAGGCAGCAACAATCTCATCACTCCAAATTTCGGGGATGAAATTAGCTGCGGAAGTGGTGGTTACCGAATTGGTAGGGGAAAAAGCAACGTTTGCCATGTTAAATCTCCAAAAAAGTTAGTTACCGGACTCGCCCTTCAGCATACGCTTGCATGATCTCATCGCTCAAGCTCTCGTACCTAGCTGGGTCTGTCATTTTTAGCCGAATCAGGTCGGCTCGGCGGTAAACCCTCTTAGAACTCTCTCCAGATCCACCTACATCAACCTGTGCAGCCTTCATAGTCTTTGCTCGCTCGCTTGACGCTTCTGCTTGCTTAGTCTTCATGCCACGCAATTGCTTGTAGGTAGACAATAGCTCATTAGCACTATCGTAGTCAAACTCAGCATCGGCCTTTGCGTACAGACCAAGGCGAACGGACGAACCCTTCACCCAGTCTTGGAACCCTGTATCGCCAACAATGTCAGCGTAATCAGGATGCTCCTTAACCAGCTTCTGCTGAATCTGAATCCTCTTTAGTTCCATGCTGGCTTGACGCGCAGCAAGAACGTCTGGATGACTCTCAATAGTCTTTTGAACCGCTTTCTGAGGATTCTCAAAAAAGTCTACTTCCGGTTCTTCCTGTTTTGCTTCTTGCTTAGAACTGAGGTTTTGCTTGATAAGCTCATCAGCCAATTTACGGACTTCTCCGACCTCTTGGGCCTGTTTACCAATCAGCTTTTCAGCCTCTTGGTGCATCCGTATAACTTCATCCAGGCTTTTGTCCCTGTATTTCTCAGGGAGCGCAGGTTTCTGTTGTTCAGCTTCGATTTCGCCTAGCGGCTCAGGTTCTTGGTCAATCAGCATAGATTTTTCCTGCCAAAATGGTTGTAGGAGATTCAACTCGGTCCAATGACTTATGAGTTGGCTTTACGCTCCGCCTTCAACTTTTCGATGTGTTTACGCTCAAATCGCCCATGTTCACTGGGGAAATGACCGGACCAACCTTCTAGTTTGAAAGAAGGAGCGCTTATGACGCGGTGGGCGATACCACCACATCCACACTGCACTTCAGTTGTCTCATAACCAACTAGTCGTTCAGTGCGCTGTCCGCATTTGCAGACAAATTCATACATTCTTTTCATTCAAGTCCTCGTATGCATCCTCGCTGACCTTTTTCAAGGTTTTTAGCCAAGTAAGAATCGAGATCTCACCTTTACGAAATTGTAAACCTTTCTCATCAACAATTGTGCTGACATTGTTCATAGAGGTCAACATATTGTCTATGTCCTCCATAAGATCAGCCCACCCAGGATGAGAGAACAGATCAAACCTGTCTTCGTAATACTTTTGTAGTTCTGGCGACATTGTTGTAAGAAATAGGTTTATCAGGGCATTAGTGCTTTTAGCTCGTCAGGAGTCTGGGAGGCGTCCATCTGGGCCTGGAGAGCAGCATACTTGTCCCGAATCTTCTGACGTTCTGCCTCTGCGCCGTTCACTTGACCGGGGATCTGCTTGGCAATAGCGTTGTCAAAAGGCTCAAACTCAGCAGCCCGTGCAGCCCGACGCGCTTCGTGGGCAATTGCCTTGGCTTTGGTCATGTCAATCTTAATCATGTCTTACTCCTCGTAGACCCATGCGCCACGGAATGTCCTGTCAGACGGAATGTCAGCGACATCCACAATTTTAAAAGGCTTGCCAGCCGGAACGTCCTTAGCAGCGATCTCTTCGATGCTTAGTCCGCACTCGGCAGCAGGAATGATGACGGACACTCCGCCTTCGTCTGTTGGGTAAATGATTCTCTTATCCATCATTTCCTGCCTTTCGTGTTAGGTTTGTCTTTAGGGTTCATGTGGGGTCTAGCGGAAGATTGCGACAAAAATTTGAGATGTGTCAATTAATGTACCCGTATTATCTCTGGTAACTATATCGAGCGAAGAGGAAGAACCCACCGCAACAACTATCTGCCTTTGATTACAAGAGCAAGGAGCCGAATAATTTACATCACTCATCGCTGTAGTAAAGTTCACCGTATATTGCCCAGTACCAACATCCGTGATACTCGATACGTTCCCACTAGCTCTGATGGCGACGGTGCCCGTCCCGTTAAAATTTACCCATGCTCTGCATCCATAT